TCAACATCCCCTTCTACCCTGTTACGCAACACATCCTCGTTGATATCTCGGGTGTTGACACTACCGTCGAACAGGTTGCGAACACTTTCGTCCTTCCCCGATAGACCGTACTCGACTGCAAGATTGTCGAGAGATATGATACAAGTGGATTGACCGGAAAGGAGGTACTCCACGTATTGCGTATCCCAAAGAAGGGTGTTCCCGCTTCGTACACTTTTAACCACGTCCCCGATGGTGGGAGGGAGAGCCGTGTGGACCGTACCAACCGTATCAACCTCTCGTCGCAGATAGTGGTAATCAAATTTGACGTTGTGTCCTACAAGATAGGCAGGCACATGCCACTGTTCGGAAGCGAACCATGAGTCCATAATGTCCTTGGATGGGCGTTTGTGGTCTAGGTGTGTTACTATAGCACAGACATAGCCAGTTTCTGGGGTGAAAATCTTCGTCCTTGACCAAAGAGTGCTCTCTCCGGTACTTCCATCTATGGTTTCCAAACTATAGGCGATTATATCGTTGCAGCTGTGGAATGGAGAAGCGGGGAACTTTCGTTCACCCGTCCCTAACATATCGACTTCGAGGTCAATTACCCAAGCACCGTTTCTCTTGCCATCTGTCATGATTTAACGTTCCTTGAATTGCCCTATTTCAGGGAGGATGGAAATACCATCGAAATATCCGTGTCGAAATCGCGGATCGGAGCTACCATCGCCGGTGAGTTTATTCTTAGATAGATGAATATATCTACACTCCGGAGCCATAGGATCGAGCTTGTCCCCGATTCCGATGATAAGGTCTGCCTCAGCAACGATACCAGTCTTTGATTGGTAGATATCATCTTGCTCAATCCAAGCTTGTCCTTGAGCGGAGGCACCGGCTTGCCAAGCAGATAGAACACACAGATTATACCCGCTTGCGATTTCCCTTGTCCATATACCTTGTGCAGCAAAGAGTTCAATGTCATTGGAAGACTTCCTCAATCGGAATCCACCTATTTTTTGTAGCATGTTGATTCCAATGATGTCGGGTTTGTATTTCTCTATCGCTCTCTCACAGTCCCGTCGGGACAGGGAACCGTGTACGATTCGGATACGCCCCGGATCACCTGCAAGTGCTCGATTGTACTCATCTTCTGCTTTTGCAGGATCATCCAAAATCTGTTTGGTAGTCCATCCGAGTACGCTTTGATACAGTCGCAGGGCAACGCGTTCTCCCGACTCTTCATTAGAGAAGATAACGGCGGATGCCGTCTCGCTTTCCTTTACCATGTAGGAGAGTTGGTGAACAAGGAACGTGGTTTTCCCAACTTCCGGACGGGCTGCGACCACCACGTTATCCCCGGCACGGAGAGGCCCGGCCCCGAGGCTGAGACAAGGAAGAGAGAAAGCCAGTCCGCCGGTCTCGATTCCTGTCTTTTCAAGAATTTCCTTAAGTTCCGTTGAAACGGTGATTGAATCAAGCTCTCCATCCCCTCCTACCCCTTCCTCCACTCTATCGTGGAGTTCAAGCAAGGCACGAACCTCCGCTGTATCCAGACGGGTTGCGTCTTTCTTGGCTGATTCTGAAATTTCTGCCAATTCGTCTGTGATATAGCGCTCGATGGTAGCTTTAAAAATATCGGCTGCCACCCCAGCCCCGTTTGCCAGCGATGGAGTCGTTCGTAAGAGCGTGCTATTAACTTCACATGTGGCTTTAATAGCTTCGACATTCGGGTCACCTCCTGCTGTAGTTGCTATCCAAACTTGGAAGTCATCCCAATCTATGATTGTTTCATCCGGAAACGAACTCCAATACTTGTCCATGTATCCGAGTACTATCTCGCTGGTCGGGGATAGGGCGTTCCTAGGGACATGTTCCCTGTATAAACTATACAACTCTCGACTACCAAGAACAATCAACATCTTGTTCTCAATCTTCTTCACTTTCAGTTCCCGTTAGTGCGTCGTTAATGATAGCGATAATGTCGCCGGAAGAGTATCTCTTGGGGTCAAGTCTAGGATACTGGACAATTGCCGAGTCTCCGGAAACAAGCACTTCAAAATCTCTCTGTAAATCCGAGGCCCGTTGAAGGACGGTCGGGTTGTCGTTGTCGAGCCATACGATAACGGAACGCTTGGATAAATCTCCCACCTTAACCAAAGCGGACGGTAAAGTTGAAACGCCACCCAACGCAATTCCTTCAGCCGCTCCCGTTTTTGTAATCCGAATTGCAGATACAACATCTTCGACTACACAGACAGGAAGAAGAAAACAATCAGTGTCGCGAGAAGGGTATACCCCGCAAAACCTAGGAAAGAATATGCGAGAGCTTCCCTTGCTTTCCGGTCTAACGCTTGTAATATACTTTGGTATCTCTCTATTTTTTCCTGCGTTATCGACCCCTTCTTCTCTTTTTGCAGGGATTCCGTGAGTTCCTTCAAACCTTTGGCGCACTTGGAAAGCCACGCGTTCCCCTTTCGTATCAAAGAATGGAAATACAATCCCGCCACTAGACTCACTGTACCCAACACCAAAGCGTTCACAATCTTCCTCCACTATTCCGTATTTAAGAAGCCAATTGGAGGCTTCACGGGGCCACTCTCCAACTCTGTGAGAGATGTCGTCGGGATATGTCCACTCTGGAACAGGTTCTCCAACAACTTCGCTCGCCCATCTCGAAGACCTTTTTGATATGCGACTACTAGAAGAATCAGCGAAACCACTGCGAGTACAATGGTGACAATAAGCAACGATGGTTCCATCGTAATTTCTCCGTATGTACAAGCGGTCGTTGTTTTGACCAATCTTGCAATGGTGTATGTTGACCTGATCCCCCGGTCTAGTGGGGGCATAGGGCACAAACTCTTCCCGTGCAAGTCTTCTATTATTCCTTCTTCGAGTCATCGCTTTTAATAGGTATAACACATCCCGGTCTAAAGACAAGACTTTGCGAAGGGGATAGTTCCAGATACCACTGCGGAAACAGATCAAACAACTCGGGTTCAGATACCTCTATCACATCTCGCAAACTATCCCAAACGGGCTTCTCCTCTAGATCACGCACCGGTATCCAATCAGCAGTCCCTCCACCTACCTCATAATAGTTTTTCAAAGGAACCGTAGAGACGTAGGCAGGAAAGTGCCCCATGTGCTCGTCGTTAGGGCGGGTTACTCCATCGAAAGCCAAACAGATATACTCCTCCGGGATCATGTCCCAAGGAATTCCACCCCCTTCACCGTTTTCCTTTATAAATCTATCCAAAGCAATGCAAGCACGTATTGCGGCCCTTTGTGGATATTTATACTTCGCGTTATTGAACTCTCGAAAAAAGCTCTCGTATGCGGGATGATCCAGATATTCCAAGAGGCCCTGGTCCAAGAGTTCCGGCATATTCTCATCTTCCTCGGGATACATTGTATGAAATTTCCCCTTGAGTTTAGTTACTCTTATCATCGCTAATACCCATCATCTTCGCAAGTTCAGAACGGGTATCAGGATCGGTGATAGCAGACATGGGATCGTCTCCATCCTGCGGGTCCATGTCAGTAAGTTCCGGCATGATTTCAACAAGTTCCCCTGCAATGGTAGCGATTTCGTTGTCGTCTAGGATATCAGGGTTGTGTCCGGCACTCGCCAACATCTTCCTGACACTATCGCGGATAGTGTCCGGAGACATCCCGGTCTTTTCCGACACCCGAGATAGCGCAGTCTGTGCTGCTGCATCCGAAATACTATCCGAAACAGCTCGACGTGTCTCTCGGTGGAGAAGGCGAACCACCTCTGCACCGAAAGCCTCTACTCCGACATACGGAGTGTCGGCAGGATGCGTATGGTTGTCTCCGTATTGCGGGTAACGGAGGACCGCCCTCCGCTGTCCCGTCTCCTCGTCAATGTAGAAATACACGGCAACGTCGGCATTATCCGGTATCGGGATTGAGTTCAAAGTCAAGTTATTTGCGTCGTTATCAAACATCAGCCCGAAATCCGAAACGTCCGGGAGAATGTATTCCCACTGCTCTTGTGTCATTTCGAGAGTCGCGTCTTCCGACATCTTGGCGAAGACTTCGTTGATACGATCTTCGACCCCGAATAGCTGTATCAGAATTGAATGGGCTTCCATCACGTTTCTTGCGGCTTTATCTCGATCTTCGTTGCTCATCGTTGCATCCTCTCTTTAGAAAGAAGCGTCCTTAAAGACGCGCTTGTAGTAACCTTCGACTTGACGACGGTCGTCCTCTTCCAACTTGAGCCAATAAACGTGCTTGAACGCCATCGTGATACTACCAAGTACGATAGCCTTCTGTCCCCACTCCAGAACAGTACGGGGAGACAGCGCATACTGGATAACCCCTTCCTTGAACCCTGCTCGTACATGTCCTGCCACAGTAACGAGACGTCGTGCGAGTTCCGCTGTCATCCCTTCAACTTGGCCCAACAACATCGCCTGTTCTCGGGAAGGATCGGGGTAATCCATCTCGATCACGTTATTGAAACGATCAAGCATTGCAAAGTTCTGCACTTGCGTTCCAGCGTAGGCACCGGAGATATCTCCCTGCAACCGAGTGTTATCCGTAGCCACGATACGGAACCAAGAGTCCGGAGTAACCAGCTTGTCGGAGGGACGCCCCGGCTTGTCGGCCAGCCAAATCTTTCCGTCTCTCTCCAGCATCCACTGCATCGACATGTTCATGCCGGGAGGGGCGCAAGCCAACTCGTCTACTTGTAGGACACCTCCATTCCGCCCGAGTTCCTCTGCCGGACCGGGGAGCCACCCGAACGTGCCGTTCTCGACGTGGATAGAACCGAACAGAGCGGAACTTTCCATGTCCTCTCGACAGTTGACACGCATGAAAGGCATGTTTGTGAGAGCACAGAACTGTCGTGCGATGCTGGACTTTCCGGTACCTGCTTCCCCGTGTATCAACGTGCGGTCGTTGCAATGGATACCGAGAGCGAACAGGACCAGCGATTCTTTCTCATAGATATACCCCTTGATGGGCTTGGGAATGAAGGAGCGAAGATGATCCGGCCAATCTTCTTCGGAGAATACGCGAACTGGGATATCCCTCTCGCCCTCTTCGAGCTTGATACCGAACACCGACGACAACGTTTCGTATCCCTCGGGCACAGCCGAGTCCACTTCTGGAAGCATGTCCTCTTCCTTCGGACGCGAAGCCTCCTGCTTCTTTCTCATCTGTTCTGCACGAGCGATACTATCCTTCATCGCCTTCTTGTACTCGGCATTCTTGTCGGTTGCCTTGTCTTTGCTCATGTCTATATCTCTCTTTGGTTACGTGAGTTAGCGAACTACAATCAACTTACGGTCAACTACATCCAGTATAGCTTTTTCCACATCCGCCGGCGCCTTGATAACGCTTCTTTCTTTGTATATATGTTCGACATTCCGGTCGTTAATGCCGATACCGTAAATTTCCACGCGCTTACCTTCTTCGATCCCCTTGACAACGTGCTGTGTATACGCCATGCAATCTCCAGTACGCGACGACGCCGGCGAACCATCTGACAAGACGACGATAATTTTTCTACGTTCCTTACGTTTGAGAATATCATCGTAAGCCCACAGTATAGCATCCCCGTCATCATTTTGACACATGGTTCCGGCAGCTTTCGCTGCTCTTTCTATGTACCTGTCCCTAGGAACAGATCGCTCATCCCATCCCTTGATTACACACATGGTAACGACACACGATACTTCAGAAAACGTAGTAACCTGTGTCGGAATACCCAGTACACGTCCGACAGCTTCGGACAATACGAAACCACCATACGCAGCGTGTGCCATCTTTGACCCACCCATGGAACCAGAGAAGTCTTCGAGAATTGTCACGGCACAGTCAAGCGTGTCGTCTACATACCGACGTTTGAATACTTCCCTGTTCCAGTGTCCGTCTCCGATAGTGGGTACCGCAGCACGATAGGCTGATTTGCGATGCAACCTACCTTCCACAGCACCCCCTATCCACCGGGCTTGGCTCTTGACTTGCAGCTTACGACGCAGCTTGTTTGCCAACTGCGTGATCTTCACGTCATTCCCCACGAACACGTTAGTCAACTCTCGTTGTGCTCGTGAGTTTGTATCCGTGACGTAATCTCGTATGTTAACAACTCGATATGACCCCGAATCCACGCCATCCTTCAACAGCCCTGTAGCGAAATTGCAAACAGCGATGTCATCCACAACGTTGGGAACAAAGTCATTGTGACTTACGGAACTCTTGAAGTAGTCCTCGTACTTGACGTGCTGCCCGTGCGCTAGCATACCAGCATCCGGGGCCGATGTCTTGTTCTGCAAGTACTTGAGGTAATCCATCTCTTCTTCAGAGAGACGGTCGGAACGGGGGCCTCTGCCACTGTCTCCGCCGCGTTCCTTCGCTTCCGCACCACCGGAGGTATCCCCGTCTTTATCTCCGTCTTCGCCACCACCATCCCCTTCGGGGGCACGTTGGTTCTCGGGATTTTTAATGTGATCTTCAGCGGATTCATCTTCAAACAGGAACTCGAACAATTCCTTGGCAAGGTCAATAACATCCTGCACACTCTGAGTCTTTGCCATACGATCAGTAAAGCCAGCGTCATTGATCTTGTGTGAGTAGGCGTTCACAATTTCAGGACTTACGTCGATTTGTTCCGCCGCCACGTCGCCTATGTTCATCCACCATTCGCGCGAAACCAGATCGGATATCATGGCACCGGATAATTTCTTGGCGGTATCGCTACACTTTTCCAAATCGTACGTACCGTCACGTATCTTGTCCGTCATTTCACTGGAGACGTAACGATACAGTTCCGTGAGTACGCGCCGGTCCCCCTCGAACTTCTCGCAATCCAGCCTCTCAATGCGATGATCTTCGAGCATGTTTGCGAGATGGAACAAGGGCGAATCGTGCTTCAGAGCGGTAAGGCCGGACGCCTGCCACGCATCTTCGGCGTCCATTGTACCACAAACTACGTGAAGCATCTCGTGTAGCGTGATCCCTTTTATGACCGCTGCGTCCCTCAAAGTAGTAGCCGAAGTGGGATTCGGGACGTATAATTGCACCATTTTTCCCTCCCGAGTGGTATAAAATCGAGGGTGTCCGTCCTCGGGGCTAGTGTGCAGGTCCGTAAAGTGGACCTCGAATACGTAATCACTGTTCTCGTTAGCGTACTTGGCACACGTACGAACGTACCGTTGTACGTCCCAAATAGTGTCGAGTATGGTGGCGGAAGAAGGCATTTACGAATCTCCAAAAGAGGAAAGGGACATCAAAGTTTCGGTGATAGCCCTGAGGTGACCTCTTTCCGATGGCGTAAGAGTACGCCCGCTTGCCATCCCTTTTCGCATATGTTTCACACAGTGATCTAATTGGTCAAGCCACGGCTTGACTTCAAATCCGTCCTCCTCTCCATTATCGGAAGCATGCTTTCGGGCGTTGCGCGCACGCCCCTCGATTGCAGTCTTACCACACACTGTTCCGTCATCGTTGTGCAACGGGATATTGTACTTGAGAGCGTTCATTATCGCACTCTTGCACGAACGATACGCGTTCGGCATACTCGTGACG